AAAAACTTTTAATTATGATAAAAGGATTTGAAATATTAACTGCAGCAAATACTAGTGAAGATTTATTAAAATATCGTGAAAAAGGAGCTATACGTGGTGCATATTTAGGATTTCCAATACTTCATGAGCATTATACAATGAGTTTGCCAGGATGCACCGATTGGACTGGATTTCCTGCAAGTGGTAAAAGTGAGCTTCTTTTAGAGTTTTTGTTAAACACTTCTTTGTTTTATGGCTGGAAGCATTTGCTTTACGTTCCGGATGTTGGAGATAAAAATGAAATTATTGCAATTTTGATTCATAAAGTAACTGGAAAAACTTTTGACAAACGATTTGTAAATTCAAATTATATTTCAGAGAAAGAAGTTACAAGGCAATTAGATTGGGTTTTGCATCATTTTAGAATTATTCATAAAACTGATTTAAAATCAAAAATTACTCCTTATGAGTTTTGGGATTTGGCTGCAAAAATGAATGTAGAAGTTGATGGAGGTATTCAAACCGCAACTATTGATAGTTGGAAGGATATGCGGCATGGTGTTGGAGCGGATGGAGAATTATTTGGTAGGGATGATAAATATCTTGAAGATGTTTTGAGTTATCGTAATGCAATGAGTGAAAAACACAAACAGCATTACAACATTGTTATCCATCCAATAAAAACAGAAGCGGACAAAGATGGAAAAAGGCGACCACCTACACCATACGACTTAAAAGGAGGCTCAGAATGGTATAATAATGGCAAATGTATGGTTACAGTACACCGAAAGGATAATAGTCCAAATGGAGTTACTGTAATGGTTACAAAGGCTAAACCAAAAAGCGTTGCAAAGGTTGGTAATGTAGATATGTTTTTTGACGTTAGAGTTGCTAAGTTTTTTTGGGATTACAACAATGAAAAGGTTTTTGCTAAAAAAGATTATTTCAAACCAACTGGATTAGCTTTAAACGATGATGAAATATATGATGAAGAGGTGCCGTTTTAAAATTGTGAATTATGAGTGGTGAAAATAAAAAAATACGTTCAGATACAATTGAATCGGTTCGAAGTGATGTTTATAAAAACCATTTCAAAGAAAATGAAGGTTATCGTAGGCAAAGATTTTCCCATGCTTTAGATGTTGAGATTTTAGCGGATATTCAGTTTGATAATGATTTTAGAATTGTTTCAGAAAGTTTATTAGATTGGAAAGGTAAAATTAAAAATACAGATTCACGTTGGAAAATATTAAACGAAATGCAAGGCGCTTTAATGAGAATGTATTTTTATTCGAAGCAATTGGAAACAAATTTAAGAGCTGCAGTTTCAGAGTATCAAATTTTTAGAGAGCAAAATAATCGATTATTAGATACAAATATGAAATTAAGAAGTGAAGTTGAATCGTTGAAAAAGGAAATTGAATTTTTAAATCAAAATGGCTAAAAGAGAAAAATCAAAATATCCTTATCCAGATGTAAGTGGTAAAAATTATGTTCTAATAAAAAATGGCATAAAAATTTATCCAATTTGTTACAATGGTAAATTTAAAATTGAAGTTAATAACAATGGTAATTTTACCACATACAAAAAAGTAATTACTTCAAAAGAAATTGATGAAGCTATTAATTTAACAATTCAGCTTTGGTATAAAAAACTTAAAGACAAAGAAAATGGAAATATCAATAAGTAACATTTATAATAATAAATATTATTCTGCTTACGGAATAGGTAAAATATTTGGTTTTACTCCAAATTATACAAGAGAATTGATAAATAAATATAAATTACAGAGTATTGGTAAGTTTGTTTGTGAGTTTACAAATTACACTTGTAATCATTATTATTTAGATATTTTTGTAAATAATTTTGAAATGAATTTAGAACCATATTTTTTTAATTTCAAAAAGAAAGATAAAAAGCCTTATTTTGAATTTTCAGAAAAGCAAATAGAATTTCAATCAAAAATTAACACTCAATAATTATGGATTTAATCAAAGAAATAGTAATTCCAAATCCACCAACAAAATGGACTTTGAATTATAAAAAAGAAAAGTTTGATAAAGATGGAAAACTCATCACTCACCAAGATTTTTATTTGACTGCCAACCTTTTTTATTCGGATAGGACTTCTTTTCATATTACTTCTAAAATAATACATGAAACAAAAGAGTATTTACTTCCTTTTCTTAAAGGTTTACCAGAATTAGAAAAGATGCGTACTGAAATGGATATTATTAGCACAAAGGATGTTGATTTAGATAATAAGTGGTTTTTTTATTATAAATTGATTTTAGATATTTTAAAAACTCCTACTAAAAAACAAATTGATAGAGCATTAAAATATAATAAACCTATAATTACAACTAATACTATTTATGATGACAACACCAAGTGTGTAGATGAGTTTAATTGTAAGTTTTTTAAAGGTGAAAGCAAAATAATTTTAAGAATTTATGGAAAAGTTAAAATTGAACAACCAAAATTAGATTTATTTTTTAAATAGAAAAAAATGAAAATACCATATTACAAATACCATTACGGCAAATGGATAATTGCTGGTTATATTATTGAATAGTAACAAGCGGAAGCCGAAAAGCTAAAGAGTAGGCAAATTTTAAATATTTTTATTATGTCAAAAGAATTAACAATTGGAGAAAAAAGAGTTCGTACTGAATTTAATCCAGAAGGAGTTGGAAATGTAAATTTTATCAAAGAAAAAACAGCCGAATTAATTAATGTTTGCGAAGAAATGAAACCAAAGGATGGTGAAGTAGTTGAACCTGAAAAATTAAGATTAATTGCACTTGCACAAACTGCTTATGAAGAAGCCGCAATGTGGGCGGTAAAAGCTGCAACTTTTAATTTATAAAATTAGATAAAGATGGCAAAAATCAAAGATGCTAAGAAAACGAATTTCACATTAAAAAAATTCAAAATTAAGGATGGTAAAGTAGTAACAGATTACAACTACTTGCATGATGAAAATCCAGATTCAGAAACTAGAGAATACAAAGGCGTGAAAATTCCTTTACAACCTCATCCCGATTTAGTTTCATTGTATAATCAACTTCGAGAATATGTTTTGAAAGATTTCTACATTGAGTCAACTCCAGAAAATCTAATGCAAGTTGATGTTACTTCGGTTTCAGTAGATAATCGATTATGTATTATTAATGCTGAATTTGATACTTTGCACGGATCAAAAGTGAATATATCAACTTCTAAGATTAATTTAGATGACAACGAAACTTCTTTAGAAAGTGAAATTGATGCGGTTTTAGATTCTATTCATGATGAAGCTTTTGAGTATTTGTTCAGAGGCAAAAGAGCGGACCCGACATTGTTTCAAGATGAGGAAAAAGAAGAGCCTAAAAGCGGTTTGAATGTTGATGATAATCATTTGAAAGCGGTGTAATGAATTTCTTTAAAGAGAAAATTTGTAAACTATCAGGAGTTGTTTGGAAACAATACAACTCCTTACAAAAATGCCCTTGTGATAAATGTAAAAAAGAAAGGAAAATACCTAATCTGCAACTAAAATCGATTTACAAACCGATTAAAAAGGTTAGTGATAAAAGAAAAATTGAAAACGCAAAGTATTTAGTTTTAAGAATAGAATTTTTAGGTAAACCAGAAAATCAAAAATGCCCCATAATTGGAAAACCCACAACCGATGTACATCACATGAAAGGTAGAATAGGTAGTTTATTATTAGATACACGTTATTGGGTTGCTTTAAGTAGAGAGGGACATAAATTTGTCGAGGAAAATCCAGAATGGGCAAAAGAAAACGGTTATAGTTTAAATAGACTTACTGATGGCTAAAAAATTAGTTTATCCATTTACATACGATGAATGGTTATCGCACAAAACCTAAATTAAAATGGATCAAAAAAGTTTGTGATAAAATTAGGTTGGATAAAAAGAACGGAAAACAATTAGAATTTAACTTATAATTTAAAATCAAATAACAATGGCAAAACAAGGCAAAAGAAGAACATTTTCAATATGTTTAACGGATATTCCAAAAGAGAGAATATTAATCCATGAGAATGGTAAAAAGTATCTAAATTTAGAAAGCTGGGATAATGATGAACCAGATAAATACGATAATGATTTTTCGGTAAGGATTTCTTTGAACAAAGAAGAAATTGAAAAGAAAAAAAATAATGAAGAAGTCAAAAGCATTTATTTGGGTAATGGTAGAATTTGGGAACCAGTAAATAAAATGCACGAACCAAATCCAGAACAGATTGCAGAAATGGAAAAACAAGAAGAAGAGGACGGATTGCCCTTCTAAAATTAGATTTAAAACCTATTCAGAAATGAGTAGGTTTTTTTATGCTTTTAAAATAAATAATAAATATTTTGAAAAAACTTTCAATTTATTTTGTGTAATTGAAATTTATCT